CTCATAATCAACAAATCTCTCTGTCTTATGCCCGTTTATACAGGCAAATTCATACATTCTTCTCATTTAAGTCCTCAAATGCTCTTTCGCTGACTTGCTTCAAGTTTTTCAGCCAAATTAGTATTGAATACTCGCCTTTTCTGAATTGTAAACTTTTTTCGTCTGCAATTGTTGAGATATTATTCAAAGGCTCTATCATTTTGTCAACATCTTCCATTAAATCTATCCACCCTTGAGTGGACATCATGGAAAATCGCTCTTCGTAGTACTTTTGAAGTTCTGGATTCATTGTCTAGTCATCTGCTTTTCAACAATCTTAGCCTTGTTCTGAATATCAGCTTCTTTAAGCATCAACTCAGCAACTTTGACACGCTTATCGAACTCTCGTGAAGCCAAAGCGTCATCAGTAGGCAGGTTTTTGGTATTAGCCGCCATACTCTTTGCTTGCAACTCAATAGGCATCAATTGCGCTTCAGTCAATAACTTTTGCGCTTCAGCCTTGTTCTGCTCTGCTTGTGTCGTTTGGACAGCAATCTGAGCCTGAGCCAGTTGCATAGCCAATTGTTGTTGCATCTGAGCCGCTTGTTGAGCCTGTGGATCAGCCGTAGCCATCTTGTCTAGCATCTCGATCAACTCAAATCTGTTTGACAGAGAAGAATTAGCCATGATGCCCTTCAAAATGATAGGCAAAACAGGTGTATTAGGGCCAAGAGTCTGCAACAAAGCGATAAATTGTTGTTGCTCATGTTCTCTAGCAATGATACCGAGTGCTGCCGTAGGAATGAACTTCATGTCCACAGTAGGATAACGCTCTGGGTCAAACTGCATATAGCGATAGGCGGCTTTGGTGATAAAGGGGATCATAAAATCCTCTTGAAAGTTCACCAATGTACGCTTGTATTTCTTGATAATCGAAGCAGTAGCCATCGAAATACCACCCTGACCAGCATCTCTAGAGACAGCAGTAACCATTCCCTGTGAGTCAAGAGTGCCTGTTGCCATCAAAAGCATACGCTCAAACTCTTTAGCAGTTGTCAGGTTAGAACCATCAGTATTGCCAAACTTGAACGGGAACAGAATCTCATTAGGATTGCCGTTTGTCAGGATAGCCTTGCCTGGCTTTACTTCAAACTTAGCACCACGAGGTAGACGGGTAGCATCCATAGCCATCATTGGGCTAGTTGTCAGTGCTAGAGAATCTAAGTGGCTACGCACTTGAGCATCAATAGCCTTTTGTGAGTTGTAAGCCTTTTCAACAGTACCACGACCCAATAAGCGATTAGGAACTGTATCGTCCTGATAAGCAAGGATTGGTCTATCCTTCATCATGTATGGGTTCTTTTCTGCCTTCAGAAGAACACCATCATTGGCAATAACTACGATAGCCTCAACCAAATCGGAATACTCATCCTGAATACTGTCTTCAGGGAACAAATCTTCTGCTTCGCCATCTTCTTCGTTTTCGAGTTGTTCAAGATACTCTCTAGGAACTAAACCATAGTAGGTCAAAAGTTTAACTTTATCGTCTTCGTACTGAGTAACTTCTTGGGTAGGCTCTAAGTCTGTATCCATAGAGTCAGTACCGACCTTTACCTTGCGGTAGATGCCATCTTCTTGACCTTTGACGATCTTGTGGATAGAGACATACTTCTCAATAGCCACACCCATACAGTCATCAATAGATGTTCCATTCGGGTCAAACAGGAAGTTACGGGGGTTAACAGGAACAATCTTGACTGCTATGCGGTCTCTTTCCTCTACACCAATAGCCGCTTGTCCAATTTGACCAGGTATTGCCTGAGTAGAAGGAACATAAACTTTCTCTGTTTTGACAACAATCTCACCAATACCCGTACCATACAGTTCAGCAAGTAACTCAATCTGGTCAATAGACTTGCGAATCTTATCGACCTTGAAGTCTTCCATCAGTTGTGCTTTGATAGCAGCAACATCTAGGGGGCTACCATTGACATCACGAATATCGTCTTGAATGTCAAAGAACTCACCCTGACCAAAGATGGCTTCCATGATTTCAGCATGGCGTGTCTCTACGGCTTGTTGGGTAGCGGGGGTAACGATACGGCTACGCTCAGATTCACGGGTTTTGTCTTGGGCATCCCACTCACCATTGAAGATGCGCTCATACTCTAGCCAATCATCAAGGCAATTGACATCTCTCCAATCCCTCCATCTATCACAATGGTTGACAACAAAGTTAACTATCTCTTTGTCTGAGTCGCTAGGTTCTTGGAATTCCATTCTTATACCCCACTAATAATATCTACAGGTTGCCATTCCTCGCTATCATCCTCTTCCATGTAAGATGTAACAGCCAGTTGGTCAATGTAACTGAGGGAGTCAGGCAAGTCATCATGGACTCCTTGAGCAGGGAACAGGATTAACTGGTCTACAAACTCATCCCAATCTTCTTCCGAATTTAACACAATTCTGCCATGCTCGAACCTACCTTGTAAAGCCCAGATGATTCTGTCCGCTTTTTTTCTATTCCCGTGGGTCAAATCTATGATGTGAGCATAGGTGTTGTTCTTTCGCATCAAATCCGAAAGATAGGGCAAAACAGCGTTCTTTAACGCCCCCCTCTCTATCCCCACACTCAAGGGTCGGTAGTCCCGAATAGCAATCAGTATCTTGGAGGCGGTCTCTCGGATGTCCCAACGCCCGTGTTCAATCTTCTCAACAAACCACTTCCCATCGTCTGTCACCTTAACGATTGAGATAGCAGACTCATCCAGACGCTTCTTAGCATTAGCTGCTTGTTTGGCAACTTCCTCAAATCCTGCAAGGTCAACAGCGATGTAATAGCTTCCATGCTCAGGTTTTACCCCGTATTTGATCCACTCTTCCTTGAAGATGTCAGAACCCGCATTGGTGAACGAAGCCATAAACTCTTGCTTAAAAGCGAAGGAACTTAGGGTCTTTTTAGCGGAATCTATCTCTGCTTGGTCAATCAAGGGGTTATCAGCAGTGGTGAAGTGCCATGACTTCCAATCAGGATCATCTTCTGACTCACCCAATTTAAAGGTATCGTAGAACCAGTTGCGCCCCTTGGGAGTGCCGATAAAGAGTGCTCTCCCCCGTTTATCAGACAAACTTGCTCGAATGACCTGTTCCCATGCCTCGGGTTTAATGTCAGCAACCTCATCGAGAACGGCATAGGTCAATGAGACTCCACGAAGGGTATCAGGTCTATCCGCACCACGAACGTATATCCTAGCCCCGTTTATCAGGGTAATGTCTAGGTTGTTCACATGACTGCTCTGAATAACCTCTCTACCAAGGTCTAGCAATAAGTCCCAAATAATCTGTCTTGATTGTCCCATAGTAGGACTAACGTAAAGAACCGCAGAGCCTTGTGGACACTTGAGTCCTTCAATCAGTAGGGTAACTGCCGCCATGCGTGACTTACCGCACCTACGCCCAGCAGCCACAACCTTGAACCTAGTTTGGTCTTTGAATACCTCTTGTTGCCAAGGAAGTAGAGAGAAGTTCAGATCAGCCATACTTAGCCTCTACATCTTCAGGTTGTTCAGTGTCGATAATGGTTGGCTCTTGTCCCAAACCAGTGATATTGATGGTCACTGCTGATCTCTGAGACTTATCCTTCTCAAACAAAGAAACAGGAAGAGTCCTATCAAGACACATCTTGAGGGCTACCAATTGATGGGGATGCTCATCATTAAGGGCTATCTCAATAACCTTCTGAGCCACATCTTTACCACCACTCCTAATCATCAGCTCTTTAAGCTCTTTCAGACGTTGATGGTCTGTCTTAGGTAGTACAAGGGGTGGATTGTCAGCAAACCTCTGTATGGTCATCTTGACGCTCCCCTTGGGTCTCCCTCTTCCTCTTTTTTCCATTTTGTCCTCCTTGGAATGGATTAGTTCATTTTAGCTTTTTCTGAGGGTGGGGTGTACCACAAATATCTACCAACCCAACCTACCCCCTCCCCCCCCCATACATCTCACCACCTAGGGTTTACCCTCATGTCCTTTTATACAGTACTGTCCAGGCATACAGTTGTCTAGATGCGAATGATTCTCATTTACGTTTCATGCAAGTGGGAAAGAGTGATGCACCTTTTTGGTGTTACTTGAATCTAAATAAGAATTGTTTGCATTTCCTCTACTTATCCTTACCTTAGTGTTTACCCTACCATTGAATCCTCTTCATTGGGGTTGTTGGTTGTTTACCGAGATTCCTAATGAATCCAAATCCATGTTGGGTCTAAACCCTTTGTTATAAGCCCATTGGTACAGGTCTAGAACGTTCTCAAAGCCCTTGGTTAAATCACCTTGACCCGCAGACAACAAAATGATTCTTTGAGGGTCTGTGAGGATTCTCAAGAAATTTCTCGTGTTCGGGCTTGAGGGTCTCGCCATTGTCCAAATATCCCAATAAATTGAATTATTTTAATTATTGCATACTTTAATTCTAAGGGTAAATACTTATAGGGTTTTGGAGGGGTCAATAGAATCAACAACTTACGAGAGTTGGCACGATTCTATTATGCTTATATAGTGAGAGGGTAGATTTTTAGCTCTCTCTTTCTTATCAACATTTATTAAAAGGCGTGAATTCAAATGACTAATACCCGTGAACAATGGCTCTCAAACGCAACCACAGAGCTTAGAAGCCTCTTTAAAGCGAATGGGGTAGACCTACCCTTAGAGGTTCGCTCAAGTTGTGGCTTTCCCTCAAAATCTGCCCTTTCAAATAAGAATCGGAGAATCGGAGAATGTTGGTCTGCTAGAGCATCAGCAGATAGCCATGCGGAGATTTTTATCTCTCCCACGATCAGCGATTCAATGCGGGTTTTGGACATCTTGGCGCATGAGCTTGTCCATGCTTGTCACCCTAACGATGGACATGGCAAACTGTTTAAACGCACCGCCTTGGCAATCGGCTTAGAGGGCAAAATGACCGCCACAGTTGCGGGTGAGAAATTCAAGCTCTGGGCAACACCTGTTTTGGAAAGGCTTGGCATTTATCCTCATGCTGACTTGATCCCCTCAAATGCTCAAAAGAAACAATCAACAAGAATGTTGAAATGTGTTTGCCGTGATTGTGGTTACACAGTAAGGGTTGCGGGTAAGTGGATCAATGAAATGGGTGCGCCTCATTGCCCAGATCATGGAGAGATGCAAAGCGTTTAAACAGTTTCTCTTGAGCCACTGTGACAGAGTGGCTTGGGATGCACTGTTGCATTATTTGAAAGGCGTTAAAAATGACACTCGATTTTGAAAACATGGTTCAGGCTTGCCGTTGGAATGCTCTACACAATGCGGCAAATACTATGCGGACTCATGGCGGTGGCTTTGCGGGTTCTATGGCTGAGGCTTGGCAAAAGGCAGATAAAACAAATAAGACCAGAATTGAAGAGGCTTTCCCTGATCTGTTTTTCAGGTTTATGGGTGAGTCTGATCAAGCTTACTTTGGCGACAAGATTCACTGAAAGCGTTTAAACATCATGCAAAATTTAACCCTTACAGAATCACAAATTGAATACAGAGTTGAAATGGCGATTAACCGCTTAGATCGTCAATTTATGTCAAATCAAATCACACAAGATCAATACGACAGAGATATGTTGTCTCTTGATAAGTGGGCAGAGCAAGAATATCAGCACTCAAAATATGAAGGCAAATTATGAAAAATGATCTCATGGACTACTTAACTGCTATCGGGTTGGGGCTTGCCCTCTGTTGGGGTCTGTTGGCTTATTTCGATATTTTGGTAAAGTGAAATTTCAACGGGTAGGCTCACGGGTTGGGTCTATTCGGTGCAATGTCGCATCATTTAATAGGTGTTCAAAATGTCAGCTTTTATTGTTTCCGACTCCCACATCAACGCTCTGGTTCGCTATGCCTCAAGGCATAAGGTGGGCGTTTCCTATGGCGCAACAGTAATGCGTTTAAACGCTTTCGGCAATGAGCAAGCCGTGGCTCAGATACTTTTTGAAGAGAACGTGAAGAGCGTTAATCATCGCTATGGCGAGAGCGAAACCACGCAAATAGATTACGACCGAGGCGCACCCATTCTCACGGCTATTCAAGCGATCAAGGCGGCTCAGTGCTTGCGTTATCAGTCTTGCGAACATCCAGAATTTGAGGACTCTCTGGCTTCTAAGTTTATCGAGGCGATCATCTCTAACGCAATCCCTGACTTAGAAGGTTACGACACGGCTCAATGGGCTATTTATGACAAGGTGTCAGCATGAAAAAGTTTGAAGTTCAATATGTACGAATCGAGCATCAAGTTTATTTTCTTGAGGTGGAAGCTGAAGATGAAGATGATGCTGAAGATGTGGCGCACGATGAATTTACAGGAAGCGAGAACTATAAAGTTGTTCACGCTGAAGAGTTTATTCAAGATGTAAAAGAATTGGTGGTAACAACATGAGAAAGCCTCCAAGTGGGTTCAAAGCCCGATCATTTGATGAGCGCATTTGTGATTTAGACCATTTGCAATTCACGCACAAAAAACGAGCTAAACGAGGGTTTTATTATTGGTCAGAGAAAATCCCCGACCAAATATTGCATGAGTTTCACTTGTCAGATTATGCAAAATGTAGAACGTTTAAACAACTTAGGGTTCAATCATGACCAAACAAGATATTCAAAACCTTGCTGAAAATGCCTTGCATGAGGCTTGCCGACACATTCAAGACGCTTTAGGGGTTAAGACTGGAGATAATGCCGCCTATTTTTTCAGCGGTGAAGCTGAAGACACAATTTATCAAA